TAGGGGCATGTCATATTGCTCCTACGGTTTCTGTAGGTAAGAGGAATGTATTTGCTGTTGAGAACAGAGCATCTGAAAGTCCAGCGGTACTGTCTAATTTATTTACTGTTATCACTGGATGCCCTCCCACTGTTCCGAGGGTATTAGTACCAACACCAACGGGTAATACTGGTGGCACACCAAGTAATCCAAATGTGTTTATTGAAAAGCAACCGGTTGCTATTGTATATGGAACACAAATAGCAGGATTTACTTTTAGGTCATTATTACCCGGTGTAGGTAATATTCCCGGTGTAGTAGTAGGAGCATATCAAAGACCTGTAACGAGTTCTGGAAGTTAGTTGTTACTCTGAAAAGAAGGGCGCTGAGGGTTGACACCCTTTTGGATATCATGTAAAATACTAAGGTAATTGAGGAAAGATTATGGCAAAACGACCTTCATTGACTGGAGCACAAAAAATCGAGTCTAAGCCGAAAAAGACTCGTCAAGGATGTGGACAGCACACCAAATATGCTGCTACGAGTCGTAACAATGCTCGTAAGCGTTATCGTGGACAAGGACGTGGCTGATTTTAACCATTTAAAAGATTTTATCTTTTATGGTCCCGTGCTAACTGATAGAGAAATTCAGTATCTCTATCAGAAAGCATTTGATGTTCAAACCAAACGTCAACAGGAAGGATGGTGTAATCGTAATTATGTCTTTCTATATGAGAAAGGTATGACTGCTTCTAATGAAGTTCCTATTCTTCCTACAGACGAAAATCCATATTATAGGAAAATCATGAATGCTTATATGGCATTCCTTCCGGAAGAGTTTACTGATAGAGAACTATATCTTTCGGAAGATAGTCCTACATTTAGGGTAAGTACAAAAATTGCTTTGTATAAACCGGGTGATCATATGGATTGGCATGCAGATGTACAACCAACAGCAATTCAACGTCCGGGTAAATATTCGGCAGCATTAGGTGGCAGACGAATTATTTCATCAATCACTTATTTGAATGATAATTTCGAAGGAGGTCATACTGTATTCCGATGTGGAGTTGATATTATACCCAAAAAAGGTTGGAGCGTAATTTTCCCTTCGGATTGGGCATGGAGGCATAAAGGAGAACCTGTTACGAAAGGTATAAAGAAAATTACCGTTCAACATATACACAGTTAAATAATAATGTAGGGATAGAAACCCCTTTAAAAGTTCTGTTTTCACATTTACGTAAAAACAGATGGCAAACACACCAGTAGATAAAAGTAAAGATTTTATTGAATCGGGGATGACCCTGATTACTGATCCGGCATCAGATCGTTACCTAAAAAGAATAAAGAAAAACACTCCACCTGTGGATAGACTATCTAGACCATGTGGAGGCAAGAATGGGTTTGATGACTATGTAGAATGGTGGAACTAACCCGATAAATAAATGAAGGCAGTCTCTGTTTGTTTGTATGCCAGAAGTCAGGTCTTTTAAAGACTTTAGTTTAACTTTTAAGAAACATCCAATCACTGACGACCTTCAAGTGGTTAAAGATGAAAATGCGATAAAACAATCCGTTCGTTCTTTGTTGTTAACCAACAAGGGCGAGCGGTTGTTTAATAGTAATATTGGTACGAGATTAAGAGAACTTTTGTTTGAACCACTAGATTATGCTAGTTCTAATACTATTCAAGAAGAAATCTTTAGTGTCCTACAAGAATACGAACCACGAATTAGCGTTAGAAGAATCGATGTAGATCCAAACGTGTTTGAAGATGGTTATGACGTTGATTTAGAATATGTTATCTTAGGGCAATCTAAAATATTCACAGCAGACTATTTTTTATCAAGGACTAGTACATAAAAATGCCTTCTTACGTTCAGTTAGCAAACTTAGACTTTGCTGATATCAAAACAGCTTTAAAAGATTACTTAAGGGCACAATCAGATTTCACTGATTATGACTTTGAGGGATCTGCTATTAATATATTGTTGGATGTGTTGGCATATAACACATACTACACAGCATTCAACACCAATATGGTGACGAATGAATTATTCCTTGATTCGGCAACACTAAGAGAAAATGTTATTAGTATTGCGAAGACGATTGGATATAGACCCAGATCTAGAACAGCACCTGTAGCGAATATTAGTTTTGCTGTTACTTTCCCTGGAACTGCTCCCAGCACGATTGTTTTAAAGAAAGGGACCGGTTTCAATACAGTTTTTGATGATAGTTTATATCAATATGTTGTAGTAGATGATATTAGTGTTCCTGTAGCTAGTAACTTTGCTAGTTTTACAAATATTCCTATCTATGAAGGAAGGATCATCAAGAACAGTTTTACTGTAGATGTAACAGAAAGAACTCAAAGATTTTTAATTGATAACTCCAGAGTAGATACTAGCACGATTAGAGTTCGTGTATTTGATTCTGCTCTTTCTACTTCTTACAAAGATTACGAATATTCAACTAATATTTTAAACGCTACTTCTCAGTCGAACGTTTTCTTCATCGAAGAAATAGAAGACGAACGTTACGAAGTCTTCTTTGGTGATGGTGTACTAGGAACAAAACTAGAAGATGGTAATGTTGTAGAGATTACTTATCTTGTTACCAACGGTCCTGATACTAATGGCGCAAAGACGTTTACATTTTCCGGCATCTTAGCAGATGTAAACGACAATACAAATTATCCATTCACCACAACAATCAGTGGCGCTGTTGCTTCTAATGGCGGTGAGTTGATGGAGAGTATTGACTCTATCAAATTTAACGCTCCTAAGTATTTCGGAACTCAAGATAGAGCAGTAACAGCACAAGATTATGCTGCTATCATCACAGGAAGAAATATCTATCCATCTGTTGCTGATATTATTGTTTATGGTGGAGAAGAAGAGGTTAACCCCGAGTATGGTGTAGTTAAGATTGTTATCAAACCAGAGAATGCTGATTTACTTTCTTCCTTTACAAAGCAACAAATTGTAGAGAAGCTAAAACCATATATGGTTGCCTCGGTAACTCCTGTGATTATTGACCCCTCCATTTTATATGTAGAATTGACCTCTAGCGTCTACTACAACAGGTCTATTACCACTGCCAGGGGTGAAGACATCAAAAAGTCTGTAATTGCTGCTGTGAGCGATTATAGCAAGCAATCAGACACAGAAAAATTCAATGGTAAATTCCGATACAGTAAATTTGTTTCTGTAATTGACAGGGCAGATAGAGCAATTACATCGAATGAAACCATGGTAACCATGAGGAAAGACTTCTTTCCTAACTTGAATAGTAAATCATATTATGAAATTTGCTATCAAAATAAATTTGCTGATTATTGTGGAGAGCCAATCGTAAGATCAACTAACTTTAGAGTTAGTGAATATCCCACTATTGATGTAGCATTCGAAGATAACGATGGCGTAATCTCCCTATATACTACAGGGACTTTTGGAGAAAAAATTGTCCTTAGAGACTCGATTGGGAAAGTCGATTATGAAAAGGGTGAAGTTATGATTGACAACCTCACCATTATCAAAGGATCTTTTGCTAATAATAAAATTGAAGTAAGAGTCACCCCATATAATAATGATTTGAACGCTTTACGTAATGTTTATCTAGACGTTGATATTACAAACAGTAAGTTTACTACATATTCCGAGTAATCGTAAATGGCTGCTAAGACAAGAAATATTTCTACATTAATTGAGAGCCAATTACCGGCGTTCATTATAGAAGACTATGAGCAGTTTAAGACGTTCATAGAAAAATACTATGAACACCAGGAATTACGTGGAAACCCTTTAGACATTATCCACAATATTACTAGTTATCGTAATATTGATTATTATACAAATAACCTTCTTAAGGGAAAATCTTCTCTTACGACATCTCTTAATGCAAACCAGACTACAATTACTGTTGAGGATGCCACTTCTTTCCCAGAGAAGAACGGATACATTAAAATTAATGATGAGGTATGTTTCTATAAGGAAAGAACCTCAACACAGTTTCTAGAGGTTTCTAGAGGTGTTAGCGGGACGATTACACTAGGAGACTTATACAATAAAAGTAGCTTTGTTACTACCGAAGCAGAATCACATAAGGTAGATAGCGAAGTTTTAAATATCAGTGATCTATTCTTATATGCCTTTGTAAGAAATTTCGAAAACGAATATCTAGGTGCTTTCCCAGAAAAGTATTTGAAAGGAGAGGTTGATAAAGCAACCCTCATCAAAAATATCAGTGATTTTTATAGAGCAAAAGGAACTGATAGATCTATTAGATTTATTTTTGCCACCTTAATTTCTAAAGAATCTGACGAAGAAGTAACGGTAGCATATCCAAAAGAAAAGACATTAAAGGCATCTGTATCCGATTATTCATTCACTACACGAATTTTAGTTAGTGTAATTTCTGGAGACCCAACAACTTTAATCGGAAGCGAAATCTCACAAGAAAATGCCAGTGCTATTGTTGATAATGTAATTAGAGTTAATGATGGATGGGAATTGATTCTAGCACCAGATACTATTGTTGGAACGTTCCAGACTTCAATTCAAACAGAACTAAGAAAATCAGTTACTCCGTCGTTATCTGGTGGGGATAGAGTTACTGTATTCTCTACTTCTGGATATCCACTAAAAGGAGATCTTTTAATTGGTGGATCTGTCTTTTCGTATAATGGCAAGAATGTAAACCAGTTCTTTATCACAAAGAGAGAATCTTCTAATACCATCTTCCCAGTTAACACTAAAGTTTTTAGATATGTAGAGACAAAGGGCAAAGATGTAGTATTTTATGTTAATGGTGTTATTGAAGACGTTCAACCATCCAATCCAAAACCATATGCTAAGACAGGGGACATTTTACAAGTCAACAATGGAGGATTCCAAACAAATTCTCCAGTTATTTACAATTCTGATAAAGAAGTCAGATGGTTAATTAACACGGCATACAGCGAACCAAATAGTGTTTACGCTAACGTAAATATTCCTGGCTCTATTGCTGATGTATCTGCTGTATACTCGGACGATCAATATTTCTATATTTGCTCTTCTTCTTTCCCAAGTGCCCAAGAATTTGGATCTGTTAACTTTACACAGAATTTAAAAGATCAACAACTTCTAAAGTTAATTAGAAAAGAACCAATTACTACTACAGAAGTCTACAATACAGGTACTAGAGATGTAGGTATCTTGGTTGATGGAACTCCTGTATTAAGTAACAAATCAAAAGATCAAGTAGTTAGAGGTCCTATTGAAGAAGTTACTGTAACAAACAGAGGAAATGGTTATGTTGTTCCTCCTGTTGTTTTAGTTAACGAGCAACCAGATAAAGTATTTGCTGTTTTGTCAGGACAAACTGTATCTAGATTTAGAATCGATGATGATTCTGTATACGATGCCGATCCTACTATCAGAATTACCAGTGGCGAAGGAGCTGTTCTATCTCCTGTAATCACTAACGGAGCAGTAACGAGTATTAAGATTGACAATCCTGGTAAATACTATGTTTCTCCACCTACTATTATCATCACCGATTTATCTGGTAGGGGTGGATTTGCTCAATATGAAGCAATTATCTCCAACGGAGAAATTATCGATTTTACAAAAATTAGTGGTGGTAAATTGTATAATCCAGAACTTACAGCAGTTATTGCTGTTCCTGTTGGATCTGGTGCCACAGCAACATCTAGAGCAAAGAGGTGGAATAGAAACAAGTATGCTCAGTACAACCAACTACTAGATACAAACAATTCTTATGTCTATGAATCTTCTTTTGAAGCAAATAGCTTTGGATATGGGGTAATCGCCAACCCCGTAGTATTGAGAAGAAGACTTCAGGATAGCATTACTGCTCTTTATGAAGAAACATCAGTTCTTGATCACTCCCCAATCTTAGGTTATGCTTATGATGGTAATCCTATTTACGGTCCATATGGATACACAGATCCTTTAGATTCTAATAGTATTATCACCAGAATGGTTTCTGGCTATAGTATTAATTCAAGTAGACCAGATGGTCCATCTACAATTACAGATGCTCTTGGTAGTTTTGTGGAAGACTACACTTGGAATCCATCAGTAAACAGTGAAAAAACACAATTAGACGCTAACAATGGTAGATTTTGTGTTACTCCAGATTATCCAGAAGGAACATATGCCTATTTCTTAACTATTGATGCTAATAACAATCCAGTATTCCCATATGTTTTAGGAGCAAACTTCTATTCTCTTCCTGTAGATTCAAACTATACTTCTCCTATTAGACAAAGAGATTTACCACTTTCTGTAAAGAGACTAGAGACAGGTGATTATGTTAGTTCTGGATCTGGATTCCGAGCATATGTAGGAGATGTTACCAGAGGTTCTGTTCAATCTGCTAGGGTCTTAGGATCACAGTCTTCTATTTTTTCTGTTGGATCTGAGATCCTAACAGAAAACAGATCTGTATCTGGAATTGTAGATTCTTTAAAAGGAAAAGAAGTAGTTTCTATAGAATCCAAAGAAACCAAGGCGGTAAGAATCAAAACAACTAATACAGCTTATGTATTTGCTGGTGATACTTTATCACAGGCATCTACAGGTGCTTTTGGTGAAATCATTAAAGATGTTCTTGGTTCTAATGATATCGTAGTTAGGAATGTAACGGGATCTTTTGATTTAGAAAATCCTGTAGAGTCTGATGTTCTAGTTCAAAGACTTCTAGTTAATAATCCTAGCAATTATACTCTTGGGGCTACATTAAGTTTACAAGATACTGAAACTGAATCTATTGTTGCAACCGGCGAAGTATTGGAAGGGGTGTCCGGACAAAATACTATTATTATCAAGGTTTTGAGTGGAGTATGGGAAGTAAACTCCAATTATTTTGTAAAGAGTTCTGCTTTACAGGATACTTCTAGGTCGGCACTTGTTAGCATCCAAAATTTAAGTTCTGGTCTTGTACCATTTGAAATTAATGATAAAATCGCTATTCTAGAAACAAGTGAAGATCATGGTATTTCTGTAGATGATTTTGTTACCGTTGATATCGATCCAGACGAAACAACAACAGAAACTACTTATTTTGTAAGAAAAAAATTATATCAGGACATCGAAGCAAGAGCACTATCACATAATTCTAGAATTGTTGACACTGGAATTGGTAGTGGAGATATTTTATCTACTGGTGTTTCTTACACAGTAGGAACTTATTTTGATGCAGAGCTGGTATTCCAGGATGCTACTCAAGCAAGAGAAGGTATTGGATTATCTGGTGATCCAGGTAATGCCAGAGCGACTATTGTTGTTACCGAGATAAATTCTGGTTTTGGTTATGTATCTTCTGTTACTATTACTAACAAGGGATTCGGATACAGACCTCAAGATATTATTACTTTTGTTCAGGGCTTTCCAATCGGTAATATTGACCCAACTAATCCTCAAAGATTTGCCTTTGCTGTTGATCATGTTGGATTTGCCGAAACTAATGATCGTCTATTTTTAAGTACTGTAAGTAATCTCTCTATTGGTGATTTTATAAAGATTGGATCAGAAATTGTAGAAATTAGTTCTGTAGATGTTCCTTCTGCTAGTGTAAGAGTCATTAGAGGAAGCAAGGGAACTATTCCAATCAATCACTTTGATGGCAATTCGGTAGAAGGCGAAGAGATTCCATTTAGATTAACCCTTGGATCACAACCCTTAGATTCTGGTCCCAGTCAACCAATTATTACAGAGTTTGATCCAAAAACAAACAAAATCAAAATTTCTTATGATTATGGAGATTCTCTAAACACAATTACAAGAATTTCGGGAGGAACTGTATTTTTTGACGAAAGTTCTCCAAGAAAAACAGTAGCGTTAAGAAACGTAGGAGAAGTTGCTAACAAGCTAGAGTTATCTAAAGGAGATCAAAATAACTTTACTGTAAATCCAACTATTGATTTACAGAAGTATTACACATACAAGTTTGATGTAAGTCATTTTTCAATGGCAAATACGTTCTTGGATATTTCCCCAAGCATTAACTACAATATTTTAGTAGACGGAAAAGAAATTTCCGGAACTCCAGGACTTGCTGGATCTTTCGTAAAAGTAAAATTTGGGTATAAGTTAGATCTAGGTGGAGATCTAGAAAGAATCTTGTTAAGGTATGACACATATTACTATTTTATCAAAGCATTTGGTGTTGATACTGAACAAGCTGCTATTAATGTAATAAATGACCCTCTAACTGGTAAGAAGAGAGTAACTTACGTAAGTAATGATAAAATTGTATATGATTTAGATTCAGAACCTGAGTATGATGGGTCTGGTGATATTAGATATACCACATCTTCTTTGGGAGCGGTTGGATTTATTAATTCTGTTGCTATTACCAGCAGCAGAAATGATTTATCTAATCTCCCAGGTGTTGTAGGTGTTTTCCCATCTCCAGATAACACTCCTGAATTGGAAATTATTATTAGAGATGGATCTATCTTAAGAATTAATGTTCTTGATGGTGGCAATGGATTTGTTGATCCTAAAGTTGTATTGGAAGGAAATGGTACTGGTGCCGAAATCAAACCATTATTTGCTGCCGGAAAACTAATCTCTATTGCTGTTCGTTCCGGAGGTTCCGGATACACAGAAGCTAACATCAGTGTTGTTGAAAGTTCAACTAGAGTATTTCTAGAGTCTAACAATATTGGTACTCCAAAAAATGTTACGATATTCAATTATGGAGTAGGATTTACTAAAGATTTTACAACAACTCCAGAAATTACTAGTAATACTGTTTTAGTTCTAGATTATGAAACAACTTTTGTCCCTGGTGATGTGGTTATACAACCAGATACAGGAGCAAGAGCTAATGTTGTATTTGGACAGTGGAAATCTGGATCGAGTCTGTTAAAGGTAAAAGATGTAGAAGGATCTTTTGAAATTGGTAAATCTATTAAATCTATTAGAAATGCCACCACTGCTATTGTAAAAGATGTATTAGTGACAAGATTTGTAGAGAATGTTGGTTCTCTTTCTTCTAGAGGTGTATTTACTAGTGAAAGAGGAAAAATTGGTGTATCTGAACAAAAACTATTAGATTCTTTCTACTACCAAGATTATTCTTACGAAATTAAATCTAGAACCACTATCGATCAGTGGCGTGATCTAATTAAAGAAACTACTCACCCAGCTGGTTTTGAAGTGTTTGGTGTACTTCAAGCATTTGTAAAACCAGAAACGGATATGCCTATTTCTGGTAGGTCTGGTGGTGTCAAGAGAATAGTTAAGGCAACAGTAGAGAATATTTCTACCCTCTCTACAACAACCAAACTTAATCTATCTATTGCTAAGTTTGCCACCTTCAATGAAGTTGTTGGTGTGGGTGGAATTAATGTTGATGATGTTGATGTATCAGCAACTGACTTCAAAAACTTTAATTTAGTTCCTGGTTTTGACGGGGTATTAGATCAAGATACTCTCAAGAGAATTGGAACTACTACATTCTCTATTCGTGGAGATAACGGAAATACTTTTGCTCCGTTTAGCGATGAGCAATTACTAGTTTCTCTCGATGGCATTATTCAGGATCCAGGGGTAGCATATACAGTTGTTGGTACTGAAATTGAATTTGCCCAAGCACCTTTTGGTCCTAGAATTGCCGAAGGTCAAGATGTTCCTCCTCAGAAATTAGTTGGAAGATCTCTAGGTTATTTTGATCCTGCTTTACAGAATGCCTATCATTATAAGGTTAGAGACATTAGTGATCAGTTTGATAATGTAAAAGATGAGTTTGAATTATACAAAACGGATGGATCTATTGTAAAATCCGAAGACAGGGAAGATTTCATTGTTGTTATAGATGGAGTAAAACAAACACCAGATGATAATTACACTATTATTAGAGATGAAGATCCTACGGTAACAGATAAGATCTTATTTAAAAAGAGACCTTTTACAACTGATCCATTATATGATTTTGAAGACGAAAGAGAAGAAAATATTGTAAGAATCGGACAAAAGTGTTTTATCTTTAGTATTGGTAATTATTCTGTTGCTTCTCCTTCTCTACAAAGAATCAAGCAGAATCCAAAAGGTCCTTTCTTGATGACCGATAAGCGATCTGGAGATGTTCTAGAACTGCCAGACGATATTTACGCTTTAGTTTTTGTCAATAATATTTTACAAGATCCCGAATCTTCTTATAAAATTGTTGGTTCTGTCATAAGATTCAATCAAGACTTGCCATTCGGTGAACTACTCGATGGATCGATTGTATATCCCAAAGTTGAAATCTTGTATATCTATGGTAAATCTGTAGATTCTAAGCTTACCCTGTTTAATTATGAAAGAGATGCTTACTTTAGAGAAGCAACTATTAGCACTTCTGGTGGCGATGCTTATGGAGATCAAACTCTTGCTTGGTTTGGTGATACTGTAGATGCCTCTATTCAAAATTTGGGTTGTGGAGAAGTTTTATATACCCAAGAAAGAGAAGATAGTTTTGAGTATAATTATCAATCTAGATTAGAACTTTTCCAGAACGGAGATGATTTTGGTTTTGGTAGTTTTAGTCAGATTCCTCTATTTAATCAACCAACTCAAACTTTCACAGTGACGTGGGATGGATCTAATTTCTTAATTGATGGTGCCGTAACCCCAACTCTACAATTATCGCCTGTTAATACATATAGATTTGATGTTTCTGATCCTAGTTTAGGCGGCATTGAGATTGATTTCCAACCAGCAAACGGAGATTCTATTAACGGTCGTTATACAGTAATTAAGTCTGCTAGTATGACAATGCCCGGTGTGTCTGGGGCAGGTGAAGGAAATCCAAATGCTTACATATATCTTATCGTAAATGAAACTGCCGACACCTTTATTAGTGATGGAATTCAGATTAGATACTATGATTTTGGAACAGAACTTTCTGAAGGATTTATTGATGTCGTGAGTGGACCTGCCGGAAGGGCAGTTCTTGGAGCATCGGCAACTATTACAGTCGAAGATGAGATTATTGGTGTCAGTCTTGATGTTGATAGCGAAAATATTGATGATTATCTAGATGGAGATATTTTAGAAAATGCCTCGTTTATTGGAAATGGTATTGGAGACAATACATGGGCTACAATCTTTAGAGCAGATAGAAGAGAGACTTATAATGTATCTGGACCATACATTAAAATTGGCGCAATTACTGACGTAAGACCAACTACTGACGGAAGATTTAAAATTACTGTCAAAACTGAAACTAATTGGCCAGAAGATCATTTTGATAATAAGCAACTAGTTATTCAAAAACGATACAACATGATGAATACTATCAGATTCATCATACCTGGAACATATGATATTGTTTCTCAAACGCCAACAGACATTGCCGGAAATCCACTCCTTGTAAGATCTACTGGAAACTCTAGTGGAATTATTAGTGGAAATAGAGCTTGGTTCGACAGAAGAAAAACTTTAAACAATTTAAATCTAAATGATGAAATTGAAATCTCTGGCGAGAACAAGTATAGAAATATTATTTCTATCGATTATCTAGCAAGATCTACACAATACAATCCAGGAGAGTATATTGGTCAAGATTTTTATACTAATTTAATAACTGGTCCATATAATGGACCACAAGAAGGAAAAAATCTTAATATCTATTGTACTATTGATGATGAAGGCAGGGTAGATAAGATTATCTGGAATCAAATTGAATGGACTGATTTTGGTATAATTAGTCAGCAAATGGGATTCTTTGATCCCCCTAAATTATACTTCATTCCTAAAAATAATATTGGTGGTGGTGCCAAAGCAGAAATTTCCTTTATGGATAAAGGAAGAGTAGTCAGTGTTGAACTACTAGATCCTGGATATGGTTATGACGAACCTCCTAGAATTGTTGTTGCCAAACCTTACAGAGTAAGAAAAAATATCAATAATAGAATTGATACTGTAAGTGTTATTAACGTAGGTTTAACAGCAAATGTATCTGCTTTCTTTGTAAGCTTCATCTTTACTGTTGTTCCTACCTTTGGAGCTGATTTCCAAGTTGTTGTAGATATTTCCATTCCAGAAGATCAGGATATCTCCAACTTTATTAGAGTAGTAATTGAGAATGATGTATTAGATGCTGCTGTAACAGTTGATAGCGAAGATCTTGCTTCGGCATTGATTAGATCTAAGATTACAACATTAGATGTACAAGTCTTAGATTCTGTACGAGATATTGACCAGACGGATCTCAAGATAGTAATTAACAACGAACTACCTGTTCCTCTTGTTACTGATCAGACGGATATTAGACTTAAGCTTAATGTAGAAACCGAAGATTACTTCTTTGGTCCTCCAATTCCATCATCTCATGGATTTACTGCTACTACAGATGCTCCATTCTTGATTGGAGATACTATTCTCTATGTCACTTCCACTAATTCTTTCGCTCCTAAAGGAGAGTTAGAAATTATTAGTACTAATGGTCTTGAATATGTATCCTATCATGTAAAAGAGGATGATCGTTTTTACATTGATGAAAGAGGAATTTTAGGCACAACAGAAATTAATCACCCACCAGGATCTGCTGTACGCATTTTACCTGACTTCAGTGTTTCTATTGCTTCGCCTGATATTGGAATCACCGTTGAAGAACCAGTTATCCCAGGTAGTGAATTGTTTGCCTTCTTCGCTAATGTTGCCATGGCGAATGACTTGGCAGAAAGAAGAATCAAGGTTGGCATCTTCCCAACCGAATCTGTTGCTATTGCCCTCGGCAATCCTAATATTGATCCATTCGGTAACGAAAGAAATGCCGATTTCCAGCTCAATATCGAACCAAAGATTCAACCATATCAGAATCTTGACTTCTTCTTCAATAAGATTTACAGAAGAATTGATTTAGATAGAGGAATTACCCCTGTTCCAAATCTCAGTATAGAGACAACAGAAACAGACTTTATCAGACAAGTTCTTGATCTTGGTGTAGAGTCTGTTGCTCTTCAATCTGTTTCGGCATCTGCCACGGCAGAACGTCCTATTATTACAAGAATTGAAACAGAGTTTAACGTTGGTCTCGAAGATATTAATATTGAGTTCCAGCAAGGTTCTATTATTATTGTTCCTGGCGTTTCTACAGAATACATATTCGAGATTCCTGTCCCAATGCCAACAGTTCAGTTTGGCGCTGTCTTCAAGTTTAGATTTATTACAACTCTTGACGTTGAAGGTGGTATTATTAACGTTTCTGTTGCTGATACTGAACTTGGTGTGTCGCCAAGAATCACACTCAAGCTTCCTGAGTATATTGCTGATGTCTCGATGCCAATTACTCAGTTCGGTGAAAACGAATCTGAGATCGGAATCAAGAAATTCCTTACTGATGCTCTCATCCCAATCGGTGCTATCTTCGATATCGAAGTGGCAAGACCTCTCACCATCCGCCCAGAACTTCCAACTGAGGAAGTTGTTGATGAGTTTGTTGTTGAGGCTAGCGTCGGAATCGACAATATCAGAACTGATGCTAATAGAGTCATTATTCCACAGATTGATGTTCAGTCGGTTGTATCTGTCGGTATTATTGATCAAGGTGAGATCATTGAAGAGATTGAAGATCTCGTCGATGAGACAATTCTTATCGGTCTTGGTGCTGGTGCCACCATCGTATCTGATGTCAAGGCAGTCCATCGTATTGATAACGAACTACCAGTTGTCTCTCCTGACTTTATCAGAACTGATGTTGATAGAAATATCATTCCTGAAATCTTTGTTGACACCAACATTATCGTTGATGCTCCACAAACTCAGTTTATCGAGAATGAACTTCTTGTTACACTCGCTGATCCAGAAAGCACAGACATCAGATTTATTGTTCAACCTGTTCTTGATACTCTCACACCATCTATCTTTGAGGTTGGTCTCCCAGTTGAGGTTGCTGTTGAAGAGGTCGTTGAGGACATCGATAGAGGTCTCACAATTAGAACGCCTGCTGTCCTCAGTCCTGATGTTACCTTCGAATACGAGAAGGTTATCCCAGTTAATATTGAGGCACAGATCTTTACTCAGATTGTCGAAGATTATCCAATCAATAGAGTTATTATTCCTCAAATTGGATCTGGTACATTCTCTGTTGTTGATGTCTCCCCTGCCATTAGTATCAACTTCCCACCAACAGAAGAAGGTGAGATTCAGTTCTATGCCTTTGTTAACTCCCCAGTTGCTACTGAGTTTGAAGTATTCAAGACAGTTCCAGTCTGGACAGGTGGAGCAACTAATGATACTGGAGGAGAATCGCCAATCGATCTCGCTGTGGCATTTGTTGGTGAGAATCTCGGTGCTGAATTCAAGGCTCTTAGAATTATTATTCCAGAGACTAATGTTGAAATCAGCATCAGTCAAGCAATCAGCATTCCTTATCCTGGCGAACACTACTTCCCAGGCACTGACACCCTCAATCCAGATGAAGGATTCTACGCTAACTTCAATGACTTTGGTGGATCTGTACAAAGTGTTACCTTTATCCGTGAAGTCTCTGTTCCTGTTGACCCAGAAGGTCCAGAAGAAGAGACCATCCAGACAACTAGCGTTGCTGACGTTAGTATCCCAGATGATGCCGTTGACTTCTTCATGTATCGTAGAATCAACAACGGTGAAGGCGCTACCGTTATTGAATACGGTCAAGACTTCAATATCACCAAAGCAATCAGCATTGATATTCCAGGAGAGCACCTCGATAACTTTGATGAGCCACTTGAATTTGTTGCTGTTGTTGACTCCCCAGTTACTATCACCAATAACTTTGATGATTACCTCACATTACCTGACCCAATCCTCCCAGAACGTAAGGGAGCGATTGTCAATTACATCGAATCTAATCTCGATCTACGCGCTGATATCGAAAGTGAGCTCATTACTAGAAGAATCAGACGTGATATCGATGTCTCCATTGAAATCGATATCGAGAGGATCAAGCATGTCAGAACATCCAAGTCTATTGACGATCTAGCAGTCAATGTATTCGGTGCTACACCTGAGATCTCTACCTCTATCTTCCAGCAAGATCCTTCTGATCTATCTATGGTTGAGGTTCAGACTACACCTAGATACGTTCAAAGAATTGATGCTGGTATTGCTGACGAGATTTCCGATGAACTCGGCAACAAGTATCTCAGAACTACACTTGGTGTTACATACTCTCAATTCGAAGCAAATGCTTTCATTAGCAATGGTGCCATACTTGTTAATGCCAGCATCGGTAACATTCTTGCCAATGTTATTATTGGTGACTTCGAAGAGAGAGCAGATTCTAGCCAAGACTCTAACGGAATCAAGTTCAACTACGGTATCCCAACCATTAACAACCTATCCGCTGATCTATCCACTGATATCAATATTAATGATACAACAATTACAGTTGTACCTACACTCGATGGACCTGAGTCTCAGTGGCCAACTAGCGGTAAGTTGATAATTTCTGATGGAACTGATGTTGAGTTTGTTGAGTACACAGGAGTATCTGGCAACACCTTCACAGGTGTAATTAGAGGTGCCAATACAACCTTCTTGGCTGGTGGTGCTACACCTACGAAGGTCAGAACTTTTGCCTGAAACCGGTATAAATAACAATAAACTATCCACTAAAGAGGAGATTTTTTAAATGAGTGCAATCATTTCTGATAAGTTTAGAATTTATAATGCCGAGCAGTTTATGACTGCTCTTGGTGATGACAAATTCGAGACGGACGGAACCCCTAATTTTGGCGCTGCTATTGAAAGAAGTAGAATGTACTTCTT